CATGCAAGTTAGCATTACAACTGAATCTTGCAGGGCTGAGACTATTCCGGTTCTTGGCGTTAGGATTAATGACTGCGATGAAATGGCCGCAACTCGTCGCGCCATAGTTTGCGCAGCCGCAGTAGTGGGCGAGAGAATGCCATGAAACCGCAATCAGAGATGGAAAAAACAGCTACCCGCAGGATTGCCAAGTTGATCATAGAGCAAGCCGAGGCTGATGGGTGGAGGCACATAAAAGACGAGGTTGAGGCATCAGCCAAGATTTCTCATGCGATTGCTAGGCAATCAAGCCTTCATGGGATAAATGCATTGTTCATAAAATCAGCAATTATGAGGATTCAAAGAAAAATGGAGTGATTAGTTTACCTCCGTAAAAATGATGATAAGATATTCCTGTTAGGTGCTTTTGACATGCGGGTGGAGCCGTGAAAATGTCAAAGGCTCCAAGCCTCAAGCCCTGAATGTAAGCGCTCCACCGCTTGCTTCGGGGCTTTTTATTTGGTGATTAGCTATGAATATAGAAAAATGGAAATCAATGAGCTGCCTAGAGCAGACGCTGTGGCTGGAGGAGAATTGTAAAGTCAACGGAAGAGGCAGCCCAAGGGGGCTGGTGTATGGCGTTGGTGTTAACGATGCAGCTTACTGTCAGCAGCCTAGAATGAATGGTAAACGGGTTTGGTGCCCGGCTTACGTGGTGTGGAAGAGTATGCTAGCAAGGGCTTACGACGCCAAGTTTCACGCTAAGCAGCCAACATATTCAGGAGTGAAGGTATGCGATGAGTGGCACTCTTTCATGTCATTTCGCAAATGGTGGCTAGAAAACCAAGTTGATGGGTGGGAGCTAGACAAAGACATACTCTCTGATGCTGGGGTTTACTCCCCAGAAACAAGCATTTTTGTTCCCGCATGGCTCAACTTATTCACCACAGATAGCGGGGCAGCAAGGGGTGACTGCCAGATCGGAGTTTATTTTGAAAGGCGGCGCGGTAGATTTGTTGCGCTTTGCCGCAACCCAATGTCAAAAAAGCAGGAGTACCTAGGTCTATTCGACACACCAGAAGCCGCCCACCTAGCATGGCGCACCCGCAAGCTAGAACTGGCCATTGAGCTAAAACCCAAGATGGACGAAATCAACCCGCGCATCTACCAGCAAGTCGTCGAAATAATCATGAAAGCAAGGTGATGATCTGATGGCAACCAACCTGATAATCGACACAGGAGATCTTGAGGATTTGAATGCCTGCATCAAAACGATGTTGGAGCTGGGGCCTGTTTCGGTGCAATTGAAGTCGAGCACAAAGCGGAGTTTGAGTCAAAATGCACTTGCGCACGCGTGGTTTGGTGAGTTAAGCAGGTGGCTTATCAGCAAAGGCAAGGACTTCGCAACTCCTGAATGGACGAAATCAGCCATGAAATCGACATTCCTTGGTTACGTCGAGGTGGTTGATACTGACGTCATCACTGGAAAGAAAGCGTCGCGCCAAGAGCTGCGACACACATCATCGCTAGACACAGGGGAGATGAAGTTGTTCATGGATATGGTCTACCACTGGGCGCTTGACAGAGGCATGATGCTTACCATCCCAGACGGGTGCGAGTACCAGAAACTTACAAAGCAGGAGAATGGTTATGAGTGAATGGATTAGCGTTGTAGATGAAATGCCAGAGAAATACCAGAAGGTCATTGCCTGCGTCTACTGGGGCGATGGGATAGTAAAACCGCTTGTCGTGGAAATGACGTGGACTGGATCAACATTCAGGCGCGGCCCGAATTCATGCAAGCCAGGAACTAGTGAGGAATGCGTTACGCACTGGATGCCTATGCCACAGGATCCTTACAATGGCTAACAAGAGGAGAAAATGTAAGCGATGCGGAGAGTATCACGACGCTGAATCAGGTGTGCAGACACCGGCTGCATGGTTCTGCTGTCACGCTCACGCAATCGAGTTCAGCATGGAGGCATCTAGAAAGCGCACAGAGCGATTGAGATTGAAGGCGCTACGAGTGCAAGCGGTAGAGGTAAAGAATGCGGCAAAACGCGATAGGGAGCGCAAGATGGCGGTTAAGCCGCTTAGCTACTGGATGGCTAGGGCGCAAACACAATTTAACAAGTTCATTCGCGCCCGTGACACTGGGCTTCCTTGCGTAAGTTGTGGCGCAACAGAAAGCGAGGTTGAAAGTGCGCAGGGTTGGAAGGTTGGCGGAGCCTGGGATTGTGGTCATTACCTTAGTGTTGGCTCCCATCCAGAGCTGCGCTTTGAGCAGGATAACGCAGCGAGGCAATGCAAGTCGTGTAACGGAGGATCTGGGAATTACTCTAGAAAAAACCACCAAACAGCAAGGGACTATAGAGTAGAGCTAATAAATAGGATTGGACTTGAGCGCGTCGAGTGGCTAGAGGGGCCTCATGAGCCAAAGCGATACCGCAAGGAGGATTATCAGGCTATCGAGGCAGAGTACAAAGCAAAGCTGAAAGAGTTGCAATCGAATGCTTGCCAATAATTATTGGCTGTAATAGTATCTTGCTATCAACAAAGGAGAAGTGTATGAACACAGTGAAGATAAAAATGCTGGCACAGCAAGTTAGCGACGCAGCACAGGCAATGATGGCTCTTGAATGCGTTTGCAATGATGAGGCTTGCGGCTACCTGATTGGTGTACACAAGGAGCAACTGAAGAAGTTCGCGGAGGCGCTGCATGAAGAAATCAACCGCGTGGCGTGAAGATAGGGTTGAGATGTTCGGGACATGGGTTAGTAAGACTGGGGCTCAGGTTTACGAGCTTCTATCCCAAGGCAAGACTATGAGAGAGGTTAGCGATCTTACTGGTGTAGCCATGGGATCTATGTCTGGTTACATGGAGCGAGCAAAGAAATATGGTGTCATAGGAGCAAGAAAGAAAATGGATGTAATCGCAACCGATGCAGAAGGCAATGAGCATCACTTCACCAGTGAGAAACAAATCAAGGCTAACCATTACAGCTACTCATCGGTAAGGCGAGCCTGCCTGGAAGGTCGAGTTTACTGCGGTATGACATGGCGCTTCGGAACCGAGCACGGTCATCGAGTTAACTGGCGTGGCCACATGGTAACTCGCCGCACGGCAAGGTTTTACGACGCTTGTATGAAGGTCGATATGGGATACGGCGACATAAGCAGAATTGGCGCAGAGTGTGGTATGAACAAGCATTCTGCATTGGCTGCATATCGACATCTGTACCGATGGGGGTTTGCAAAAAGGATCTGCCCAAGCTACAAAGTCATTGGCAAATCTGACAGGCTTGGTATAGTTGAATTCGATTCCATTGATGATGCAGAAATAGCAGGATTTAGCGCAAGGTCAATCAGGGATTGCTTCATAGGAAAACAGAAGACACATGCAGGTTACACATGGGAGAAAATAACAGATGCTGAAGATCGACAGAAGACCAGGGGAAAAGCTGCGGCTTCGCGGCAAGGTGTACGGGACGATGACCGTTCAACTGTGCAACAAGGAAATGCGGAACATTTACGGAACTAGCGTTCTTGTGCGCCTTGAGGGTAAGAATCAGGGGCAGACGTTCATTCCAGTCTACAGCGAGAAATGGAACAAGTACGGTGACATTGAACTGAGACAGTCAGGCGATGGCGTGACGTTTTTGATTCACTCCAACCCGGAAGAGTTGCAGGTACTCAGGGCCGAATTGATAGGAAGCATGAAAGATGACTGAATCAGAAGTCAATGCGCGGTACACCGTGACCTTTGTCAACTCGCTTCAAGTTGAAGATGACGGCAGGTACATGGTAAGCAAGGCCGACGCTGATAGGCTGGCATCACTTCACACAGGAAAGCCAATTGCGGCAGTGAAGGGCAACCTGTGGATTGAGGTTGAGTCGGTTGATGATGGTGAATTGATTGGCAAGAGGCTGGGGGTTGTGTGATGGCTAAGGTTGGGATTGTTTTTACGGATACGCCAGATGGTGGATTCGATTTTGACTTTTTTATGTTTGAAGGTAAGCACAGCGAGCAAACACCAGCGATTGTTAACGCTGAGTTGGCTGGAAGGTTGTTCACGCATTTCATTAAGTCTGGAGGGGCAACCATTACTGAAGAAAGAGGAATCCTAGCGCAACACTAAAACAAAGCCTCCTGATGGGGGCTTTTTTGTGCCTGCGTTTGATACAATGTAACGGTTAAACAATCATGAGAAGTTGAGGTTGATATGGGATTAACGACAAAGCAGGAGCTGTTTGTGTCGGCGTATTGCTCGAATGGATTTAACGCAACTCAAGCAGCAATCGAGGCTGGTTATAGTGCTGATAGCGCGAGAGAGATTGGCAGTGAGAACTTGACAAAGCCCGATATCGCAGAGGCTGTGGATAGATACAAGCTATCAATCAAGAAGCGCCACGGAATCACCATAGAATCGCTTCTGAGGGAGTTGGAGGAGGCAAGGGAGGTTGCCCTATCAGCAGAAACACCTCAATCGTCAGCGGCCATTGCGGCGACTATGGGCAAGGCCAAATTAACTGGTTTGGATAAGCACATTGTTGAGGTGTCAGGGCCGGAAGGTTCTGCGATCCAGACTTACGACATGTCTAGGGCTGACTTCAAGAAGTTAAGGAAGAAAGTTCTTGGTGATCTAGACTGTTGATTTTGGTATACTTAATCCCACCTATAAAGTGGGATTTTTTATGGTAACTCAAGAAAGGCTAAGGCAATTATTCAGCTACGATCCTGAAACTGGTTTATTCACAAGAATACACCCACAGAAAAAATGCAGGGTGGGTGATGTTGCTGGTTGTGTAGCTAAAAATGGATACATAACAATCAGTGTGGATGTGAAGAGGTATTACGCACACAGGTTGGCGTGGATGTATGTGCATGGTTACATGCCAGAGCAAATAGACCACAAAAACAGAGATAGGTCTGACAACAGGCTGTGCAATCTAAGGCCAGCAGTTCAGTCGCTGAATGAGTCAAACAAAGCTACTAAGACTGGTTGCGCGTCTAAGTTTAGGGGCGTTAGCGTCCATCACTCATCTGGGATGTGGAGAGCTAGGATAAAGGTGAATCGCAAGGAGCGATGCCTTGGGTTGTTCCGAAACGAGGTTGATGCAGCGATTGCCTACAACGAGGCTGCCATTATCGCTTTTGGTGAGTTCGCAGTTCTCAATGAGGTGTAATCGTGGCAACAATTGAACAGCACATCTTAAGGGATGAGCTTGAGGCAGATCCACTTCTATTTATGAGGTACTTCTTTAAGCAGAGGATGGGGACTAACATGATTGTATCCCCTCACCATGAAGCAATAATGCGCACATTGCTGCGCGTATTTAATGGAGAGATAACGCGCCTAATTATCAACATCAGCCCTGGCTACAGTAAGACCGAGCTTTGCACCATCAACATGATGGCGTATGGCCTTGCCATCAATCCACGAGCCAAGTTCCTGCACTTATCTTACTCTCACTCCCTTGCGCTGCTGAATAGCTCAACGGCTCGCGGTATCGTGAAATCACCAGCGTTTCAATCAATGTGGCCTATAGAGCTAAAAGATGACGCCGACTCAAAGGCGATGTGGTGGACTGAGCAAGGCGGCGGCGTGTATGCCACATCATCAGCTGGTCAGGTAACTGGCTTTCGAGCTGGGCACATGGAGGAAGGATTTACCGGGGCCCTCATTATTGACGACCCAGTTAAGCCAGATGACGCGTATTCCGAAGTGTTGCGAGGCGGGGTAAACAACCGCTATAACGAAACCATCGCATCTCGCTTGGCCGTTGAATCGGTGCCAATCATTGTCATCATGCAGCGCATCCATTGGGATGACCTGAGCGGATATCTGTTGCGAGGTGGTAGCGGTGAGAAATGGCACCACCTAAACCTGCCAGTCATTATCGATAACAGCGACCCATATCCAGAGGATTACACACACGGGATCCCCATCAATCACGGATTGCCTGATGGATGGCTGTGGCCTGTCAAGCACGGGCCAGAGCAAGAGGTTGCACTAAAATCTCACCGCCGCAAGTTCTGGGCGCAATACATGCAGAAGCCGATTAAGCGTGACGAGGAGACGGCCCTGTGGCCTGAGCGGTTGATTGCAAAGTGCCAGTCTGTTGAGGTTGGGGTTCCAACTCGAACAATCGTCTCCATTGACCCAGCCGCAAGTAACAGCAAGACCAGTGACGCGCACGGTATTGTGCTGGCAAGAAAGCACGATTGCGGCAAGTTCAGCCTGTGCAAAGACCGGACTCGACACGGAAGCCCGAGCGAGTGGGCAAAGGCTGCAATCTCGCTTTATGAGGATTCCAATGCTGACGCCATCGTAATCGAGACGAACCAAGGCGGCGACATGTGCGAGGATACGTTGCGAAACGCTGGATTCAGTGGTCGCATCATCAGGGTTCACGCAAGCAAGGGCAAGGTTATCAGGGCCGAGCCAGTGGTTGCGCTGTATGAGCAGGGAATGGTTCGCCACGAGGCTGGATTGCACGACTTGGAAGAGGAGATGATGGACTTCGACCCTGTTACAGGATTGGCCGGTGGTAAGTCACCTAACCGCGTTGATGCCGCCGTGTGGGCATTGACTGAATTGGCCGACCTAAGCACATCACAACCCATGCTATTCATGCCGTCTAGGTACAGATAAGAAAAGGCCCGTTAGGGCCTTATTTTTGCGAGTGAATAGCCAAAGATATTAGTTCCTCTTTAAATTTTACAGGTGTTGCATTCGCCTCTCGTTTGCTTAGCGTTGGTTTGTTTTTTGCCTTACCTCTTTTATCATAGAAACCAACTTGGTGAGTGCCAGAAACCCTATCCCAATTAAGATCAAAAGGTGGCTCGTTACCTGAGTAATAAAGCCAAGTGGCCTTCCTAGCCCTGTGACCATAGGCCGACTGCCACACCTCGCACACCCACCCGCAATCAGACTTTATCCATCCAATTCCAGATGGCTTTTCAACTCCATATTCATCAAATGCATATGAACCAGCTGGGTGTTCAAGAACGCCACCAAACCTATTAACCGCATCAAGCGCAAACTTAAAGCATCCTCCATCATTACCAGGTCTGTTGTGATCGCCACCCCACCTCTTAAAGTTAACCCTGGCAAGCTTTCCCCATAATTGGCATGGAGGGTGGCAAATAACCGGCCCATGCCCATCGTATGTTAGCGCGTCACGCTCAATGCCCCATGCGTCTATGCGATCATCATCAGAATAACACCCGTCAGACTGAACAAAAAGTGCAGAAACAATCATATCACCACCTCAACAATCAACCTATCACCATCGCAATCACTCAGGATTGCCACGTTGTCGCACTGGAATGTAACGGAAGTCCACCCCTCTTCAAGCAGCTCACCTATTGCGTGAGATAACGATTCATACTTGGTTTCTTGTGGTTTTGTGTTGCAGATTGAACACTCAAGTCTAGTTGTAATCACGGCTCGCTCCTCTCTTTGATTGCCTGCATGACTCTGCGCCTTGATTCTCGGTACACTAGCTCATCAATGTCTTGATACCCGTTTCGCCACAACCAGTCTGGCAGTTCACTCTCGACAGCGCCCATCATTGCTACTATCGCATTCTCCATATCATCCATCTCACCCTGCCGCCGCGCGTACTCGTCGGCTTTCATGCTGTTGTAGTCTGTCATCGCTATCTCCTGTGTTTCGATAAGCCAATCATGGCACCACATTAAAACTATTACAACCCCTCTATGGTAAAATTCATGCATCAATCAGTGGGGTGACAGATGGAACAATCCAGAGCAGAGATTATCGTGAACCAGTGCCAGAGTGCGCT